AGCTGGGCGGCCTCAAGTTCCCATGGTTTGACTACTCGTCGTCCATCACGGTCGATGCCGCCTCCAACGTGCTTATATCTTCGGATGGCTGTCCTAAAGGGTCTGGCACATCTGAGACCGTATCCACCCACTGGGTGATGATCAGGGTCGCGAAGTCCAGGGGGATCTGCATCATGCCATCCCCGTCGGCCGGGATGGGGGTCCCGTCGTCATCCTCCAGGTTCCATCTGTCCAGCATGTTGTCGCCGAACATCCGGGTCATGCCGGCCTGGTCACCGGCCTCGGACGCTTCCCGGAGTTCCAGGTACCGGGCGAAGCTGACGTTCAGCCTGATCCATACCTCGGCCCCGTCATAATCGGTATCCTCGAACTGGATGTGGGCGGTCCGTTCCGGGATGCGGAACCCTCCGCCCTGCACCGGTTTGACGCCGTTCTTGGCGGCGTCCTTAGTCACCATCTAGGCCCACGTGGGAACGGCCCCGCCGGACAATGCCCCCGGCGCCGTCCATGTAAGCTCGCCGCCGGCCCCCCTGGACAGCGCATAATCGCTGTAGAAGGCCTCACAGGCCAACGTCTGGCCCGATACGGCGATCGTGGTGGTTCTTGCCACTGAACTGGACGGGACGGTCTTGAACACGTCGTGGGACATGTTGGAGGCATCGTTGAAGACGCCGTTCAAGGTGACCGAGAAGTCCGCCAAAAGCAGCAGCCGCTCCGTCGCCGATTTGTCCAGGCCGGTGATGTCCTGTTCAGCCCTGGGCGTCGACCAGTCCAGGTTCGTGATGTCATTGGATATGGTCCTCGCCGACCCGCTAGAATCGTCGATCGCCACGCTCATCCCTAAGCCAGATTCTTTAGCCATTTCGTCCTCCAATCCTATATAGATGGTCGTTCATATTATCAAGGAACTGGAGGGGCTCCAGTTCCATATTGTCCCGCTTGAATATCGGGTCCCGTTCTAATTGCGTCTTGTGCTTATTCGCCTGGCCGGTGAAGCACTCCTGGCCTGGTTCGAACCGGAACCGGACCACGGCGCCGTCTGACTCCTCCCGGAAGTTGAGCCCGGACCGCCGGACGAATGCCAGGTTCGCCTGGTCGTCTGCCGGCAGCACCGTCTCCCACCCCAGGACATACTTCGGACAGGCGATCTCCGCGCACGAAGCCGCTCGCCAGTGGGTATCCCTGGGACGGGTGATCTTCCAGTGGACCGTCATTTATAATTCCCATACTCCCGGCGCTCGATCAGACCAGACTCCCCTAGTTCCTCCAGCACCTCCGCGAATCCTTGATGGTCTGCCATGATCTGCCTCATCTCATTCTCCACCACAGCCTGCCGGGTCACCACGTCGGCGACGCGCTCCTGGATACCAGTATCCAGTTCCCTGTCCCGGATGGCCTCGATGGCCGGACCGTATTCCTCCATTACCCACATGACCTTCGTCATGGATTCTTCAGCCTGGAGTGCCAGGTCCTGGACCCGCTCGACCAGGTCGGAGTCGTCATACCGGGACTGCTGCAGTTCCTCGATGCTCCCGATGGCCGCGTCGATATTGCCCCGGAGGGTCACGACCCAGCCGATTAGTCCGATGACGATGACCGCCACAGGGATCAGACTCAGGCCTAGCTGTAGCGGTTTCACGTCACCCGCTCCCAGACCGCACCGCCGGCAGCGGTATAGATCAGGATCTCCCGGTGGGCGCAACGTTGGCAGACCCGCCCGGACCAACCCTCCAGATGCCAGTCGTGGAGACCGATGAAACAACAGAAGATTTTCATAATGTCGCCAACTTCTCCCTCCGGTATTCCAGCCTGTTTATGATGCCGGCCAACATGATCCAAGAAAACAGGATGCCGATCATATAGACGGCCCACCAGGGCAGGGGCATCCACCGCCCGATGGAGATCAGGCTGACGTCCTCGACGAAATGGACTCCCAGCGCCATGATCGTGGCGCCACTTATTAGACTTTTTATATAGGTTTTTATCATTCAGCTTCCAATAGTTTCGAAGAGATTCCGGCGAGGAATCCGAAGACGGACCCTACGACGCCGGTCAGTATTTCGATGCTTTGCAGTTGCCAGGCAATGACCGATATCGCCAGTGCCACGATGGTCCCACAGATGATGCTGAGGGCCACCTGGGGCCGTACTTTTCCGAGTAATATGCCCATCAATCAAACTCCAGACACCAGATGCACATGTCCGGGTGTGACCCGCAGCCGCAGGCCTGGAATTGGTGCCGGTCCAATAGCCGGCACTTGAACCACTGCAACAGTCTGTTCGGTCTACGTCGGATCATCACTTGACCTGGATGCTCTTGTCGATCAAGGTATCGTTCAAACTGTGGACCACCACATCCGAGGCGATGTCCACGGCAACGCTATTTATATCGCCGTCATCTCCGATGGTCGTGTTGGTGAGATTAAAGTTCCCAATTTTGAGGAAATCGAGGTCTACCGGCCCCGTGGAACAGTGGCCTGTTATCTCGGCTGAACGCAGAAAGGCATCCCCGGCCAAAGTGATCAGCAGCCGGTCCACCGTGCCTGTGGCCGTATATGTCCCGGCGCCCCTGGTCGATTCCACGGTCACATCCGGAGCCCCGGCCGAGTCCTGGGTGGGACCCACGTGATGACCGTCCACGAAGCCGCTCAGGGTCATCTGGTGGACGAAGGAAGTATTCATGGAGAGGGTCGGCGCCACCAGGTTGTCCATGGTGAACGTGTCGACGTAGAGGTACCCGGTGGTCCCGGACACCCGCTCGATGGCTATGCAGTCCACCGAGGCCTTCCCCATCTCCAACGTGGCCGAAAGCACGTCCATCCTGGAATTGGCAGCCATGCGGATCTCGAGGGTCTGGGACTCGGAGCCGTCCTGGTTCAGGGGCAGCTTCTGGCCCATCTTCGACAAGCCATCCTGATTCGCATAATAGGCCGCCCCGGAGTCGGGCCAGGACCAGGACGAATGGACCACATCCCTGATCGTGAAATACATCCCGGTCCCGACGGCGGCGCTGGACACCAGGACCGTCAATACGATGATCTTCAACGTGGAACGGCTGCCGAAAGAGATCCTGGGCAGACTGAACCCAGGCATAGACGGGACCGGGATTCTCCGGTCACCGATGATATGTGCCAGCTTTTCGATTAGGTTCATTTCTTATTATCGCCACCGCTCGAGAATAGGGACTGGAGGATGCCGCTGACCGGAATGGTCAGAACCGCCAACACGGTCAACAAGGGCTCTATATTATTCAATACCGTCTCCGAGGTGGTGGCCGACAAAATGATGCGGCTGGCCAGGAACAACCAGCAAAAAACCACAGGCGCCGCAATTATGAGCCGCACGATATCCCCGGAACTCATCTGGACGCGGTTCGACTCGTCTTTCTTTTCGGGCTGCTGTTCCTCTTCTTCCTCCATTCACTACACCCACGGGACTTTCTTCCCTCCGAAATACGGCCTGGCATGGCCTTCCACACATAACTGGTCGTTGCAGTTGGTCACGGTCCCGTCCTTATCCACGGTGATCACGTTCGCCAATACCCGGCCGAACTTCCCCTTCTCCTTCGAGCATTCGATCCTGACCTTCTTGCCGGCCAACATCTCCTTCAGTCTGGCCTTGGACGCCAGGCCCATGGCCTTCTCCGCCAGGTTCCGGGTCCTGGACTCCGGCGTGTCGATGCCCAGCATCCTGACCCTTGCCCGGTGCCAGACGCTGAATCCCAGGTCGATGTTCACGTCGATGGTGTCCCCGTCCACGACCCGCGTGACCTTGCACTGGTAGTCGAACATGGTCCCCTACAGGCTGACGTCGTCCTGGTCCGTCCCCCGACGGGTCGCGACGATGAAATCAGCATTCGAGAATGTGCCGGTGGTCGTCACCCGGAGATACCTCTTCACCGTCCCTGACATCGTCAACCGTTCCGCCGTTGGCGTCGATGCGTACCCAACCGACGAGAACGTCACGACGTTGGTCCAGGCGTCCGAGGACCCGTTATCGCTGGACTCCTGGATCTGGACCGTGGGCGTCCCGGAGTCGCAGTCGACGATCTCCAGGTATGCCACCATCCCGGCGGTGGTTGCGGCGCCGTCGTCCCGGCTGGTATTGCTGCCGGCGCTGGCATGGGTGACCTGGCCGTCCGTCAATAAGGCACACCAGTCCGCAGCCACCCCATCAGCCACGCAACTGACCGAAAAGGCCAGGGACCCGTCGGCCCCACGGCTGCCGTCATAGTCCAGCTGCTTGGCCGGGAATGCACACGCCGCATCCCCGGTTGACCCACCCATCGCCCACAACACGATCCGGTCCGTCGTTACCAGCCCGGACAATGCCGCGTGTTCCTGTTCTGTGGCATCGTTGAACCATGTGTTAAAGCTCAAGGTGGCATCGGAACGGCCATTCAGACGCTCCACAGCCGATTTGTTGATGGCGGTGATGTCCAGGAGCCCCCTGGGGGCTCCGACCCCGTCTAATGAGCCCACATCGCCGCTCAGGTCGTATCCATGGATATAGAATTCCTGGCCCAGGCCTGATTTTTTCGCCATTCCTATCTCCTATGGAGTGATCGTCACTTCCTCATATATCTGGATCTCAACCGGGACCGTCACCACCCGGAACACCGCCCCGTCGATGGTCAGGTACTGGACCTGGGCGGCGCCGACCTGGGAATCGGTCACGTTGTCGTCCAGGTTCGCGTCTGATCTTAACTTCGTCTCAATCTCGACCATGGCATCCCATACCTGGGCCTCGATGGACTCCCGGACATCTGCCGATGGCTGCATCCTGAAATAGGCCCGGACCATGATCGTGGTCGTCGAGCCCATATTCGTCAGGGTCTGCCAGCCAGGTGTCCGGGACTGCACCCAGAACGCCAGGACGGGCGTGCCGGCCAGGGCCAGGGGCTCGGCACGGACCACAGCCGTGAACGGCGGGTCCGTGATGGTCGACAGGAGGGCATCGATCCGGTCAAGCGCCCCGGCCCTGGTCAACTGAACGCCCTCTCGATGGCCGGCCCGATGTACTTTTCGAACAGGCCCGAATTATTGTTCAGCCGGTTGAAGGCATTCTCAAACATGTGATATCCCTTGAACCGGGACCGTGGGTTCCGACTGCTTATACCCTCGATCCAGGACGCATAGACCAGGTTGGCCCCGTACCGGTTCTTCCCGGCATCCACCTGGGCCACCAGGTCATCCACCAGGTCGGCGCCGATATGGTTCTTTAGATTGCCCGTGATGAAGCCGTGGCCCTCATACAGCTGGTCCTTCACGTTATTGGACCCTTCTATCAGGGCGAGCTCAAGAAGCCCACTATTGACGGCCTCGAT